TATTAATACTGAATAAATATACTGATTGAGAGAAAAATATGCAAAGTAAAGACTTAACAGGAATACACGTAGAAGGTCATATCAAGATCTGGAATCCAGAATCTAATGAAATTTTCGTGAATAAACGTAATGCAATCCATTATGAAAATATCAGCGTGGCATTGGCGCAGAGTATAGCTAACTCAGGGCAAGGCTTCATATATGAAATGGCGTTTGGTAACGGCGGAACCGCTGTCGACCCAACAGGCATTATTACATATTTGACCCCAAACAGTACTGGTACTAATGCCAGTTTATATAATCAAACATACAGTAAAGTAGTTGATGACCGCAGTGTATCAAACGTTGATCCAGTTAGGAACTACATTGAAACTCGACACGTGACTGGCACTAATTATACTGATGTGTTTATTACTTGTTTATTAGATTACGGCGAAAACATCAGCGGTCAGTTGGCATTTGACAACACTACTGATGCAGAAAGCCCAGCAGTGTTTGACGAATTGGGTCTAAAAAGTTATAGCTCAACTGGATCAAGTTTGTTACTAACACATGTGATTTTTCATCCAGTACAAAAATCATTGAATAGATTAATTCAAATTGATTACACAGTTAGAATACAAAGTTTAACTGGCATAGCCGGAGCATAAGATGAGTTATCAAGTAAATTTTACAGATACAACTAAAACTCCAATCACAGTAGATGACCAAACATTAAACTCTGAAAAGAGTGTACAGTTTGTTGGTAAAAACTATGCGGGTTATTCGCAAGTTATTGCTGAAAACTTTTTGCATTTACTAGAAAATTTTGCAAAACCCTCTGCTCCACCTAATCCAGTTGCTGGCCAATTATGGTACGATACACGGGTTGGCATTAACAATCAATTAAAAATTTGGGATAACACCAATTGGGTTGCAGCTGGCTCTGTTAAGAAATCTTCGTCCGCACCAACTACTAGTGTTATTGGTGACCTTTGGGTTAACACTACAACGCAACAACTGCATCTTTATAATGGATCAAGTTGGGTACTAGTGGGACCAGAATATAGTGCTGGCCAAGCAACTGGTGCAAAAGTTGAACTAATTACATCAACTGCCGATGTTCAAGTTCCAGTACTAACTTTATTTGTAAATGGAACCAGAGTTGTAATTATTAGCGATACTGAATTTACCCCAAAAGCGTCAACGGTTGGGTTCCCATTAATTAGACAAGGTACAAATTTATCAACAACTAATTTCAAAGCATCTGCGACTGGTACCAAAGTTTGGGGGATATCAGAAAAAGCTGAAGCACTAATTATTGGTTCTGCTACTGTAGCAGCCACAAACTTTTTAAGAAAAGATGAAGCAAGTACAACTAATTTTGGATTTAGTGTAAGAAATAATGCAGGTATTAGTATTGGCGGAGACTCTGCGCTGTCAATTTCAATTGAAAATAATGCAGCAGTAGTTTATAATAGAGTTTCAGGTTCTAGTATTGACTTTAAAATTAAAAGCGGAACAACCTCCCCAACTGTTCTTAGAATTGACGGCAGCTCTAGAGTTGGAATTAATAAAACAAACCCAGACGAAGCGTTAGATGTTGAAGGTAGTATTAAAGCAAGCAATCAATTATTATTAACTAACGTTACTGATTCTACTAGCTTGTCAACTGGCAGTATTGTCACTGCTGGAGGCGTAAGCGTAGCAAAATTAATTAGAGCCGGCGGCGGATTAAACATCATTGGAACTAGCGTTGTAGACAACATTATTCCAAGAACTGATAGCATTTATGATCTTGGAACATCTATTAATAGATGGAGTAATATCTATGCAGATAATATTGATGCTACCACAATTAGCGGCAGCTTTACTGGTTTCTTAAACGGTAGTATTTCTGGTGCTGCTACAACATTGACGAGTACAACTGCATTTAGTTTAGGAGATAGGGTATCTGCACTAGGCGTAGTAGAGCAAGCAAGTGATGTTGTAAGTGCTGCAATCAATTTTAATGGTTCTACCCCTTCAGGAAAAGTAGTATTAACAGCAGTTATTAGTAGTAGTTTTATTACCAACAAAACATCAACCACTGATTCTTTTCTCACTGATGAATTTTTAATTAGTAGAGCTGGGTCGTTAAGAAGATTATCCAAAAATTCCTTAATTTCAAATATTCCCTTAGTACCAACTGGTGTAATTATGCCGTTTGCTGGAACTGTAGTACCTCTAGGGTATTTGCTATGCGACGGCAGTGAACAATTAATTTCCACATACCCTGAATTATTTGCAATTATACAATACAATTATAAATCAATAAGTTTATTGACTGGTACAGGCACATTTGCACTCCCTGATCTTCGAGGGAGATTTCCGTTAGGCAGGGATGACATGTCCAACGGTGGAGGAAGTATTCCAGCAGATAGGATTACTGAAGTTGCAGCAGATCAGATTGGCGGCACAGGCGGCGCCAGTTCAGTATCATTGACTCGTAATAATTTACCAGAACACGTTCATGATATGAAAGGTAATGCTGGAGCACAGTACTATGCGTTTGCCCCTAGGGCTGGATCCCCAATTGACACAAATGCTGAAGCATCCAATGGTTTAGTTGCTACAGGACAGGGTCAATTAATGACTGACAGCGGCGGCATTTTTACAGACGATTTAGTATCAGAGACTCTAAATGTCCCAGTTGATATTGTTAATCATTATCAAACAATCAATTACATTATATTTACTGGGAAGGTAGCATAATGACTTACATTATTAATAAAACAAACGGATCTGTTCTTACTGAATTAGGCGATAGCACTATTGATCAAGTTAGTACCGATCTTACACTTATTGGTAAAAATTCTTCCAACTACGGCGAAGTGTTTAATGAAAACTTAATAAAACTTTTAGAAAATTTTGCCAACACTAGTCAGCCTACATATCCTATAACTGGTCAAATTTGGTTTGATACTGGCGATAATAGATTAAAAGTTTACACAGGTACTGAATTTAGAACAAGCGGCGGTCCTATCGTATCGTCTGATGCAAATACTCCCTTAACTTTAATACAGGGAGATTTATGGATTAATAATTTAACTAACCAACTTTGGTTTTACGATGGAACTGAAACTGTCTTAGCTGGCCCGCTGTATACCGCAGAGCAAGGAATTTCAGGACATGAAGTGGTTAGCTTGTTAGATGTTGCAGGAAATTTAAAAACAGTTGTTAAGATGTGGGCAAGTCAAGTATTGTTAGGAATTTATAGTAAAGAAGAATTTACTCCTAACGCAGCGGCAGCAACCCAGTTGACCAATGAAGGATACGCTGGTATTATTAAAAAAGGGTTTAACGCTTCTACATTATCCAACATGAAATTTCATGTAACTGCTAGTAAAGCTGATGCACTAGTTGACCCATCTGGCGCAATAAAAACTACTACTAGTTTTGTGGCTACTGATGCAAGTTCTAGCATCTCTGGTCAACTAACTATTCAAAACCCAGTTCCGTTAATACTTGGTAATCAAGATAGCGAACTTAGAGTTAGTGGGTCATCATTTCAGATAGTGAGTAATCGTTCAGGACAAAGTTTTGTAGTTAAAGTTAAATCGAGTTCTGGATTACTAGTTGAAGCAATTTCTGTAAATGCAGTAGATCAATATGTTGGTATTTTTAAAGAAGTACCAACAACTACATTGGATGTTGGCGGGGACGCTACTATTGATGGCAGTTTAACCGTTACTGGTAATATTACCTCAACTTGGAAAGTAATTAGCTCTGCGTACACAGCGGTAAATGGTGATAAAATCATTGCAGATACCACTCTGGCGCCTTTTAGCATTGCATTGCCAGCAAACCCACAAATTGGTTGGCAAGTGTCTTTTATTGATGGTTCAACTACTGGATGGGACACAAATCACTTGACAATAACTAGAGATACATTTTCAAGAAAAATCAACGGAGCAACGTCAAATTTAGAAGCAAACAAGGAAGGTGGGGCATTTACACTGGTCTACACTGGGGTTAACAGAGGCTGGGCTTACAATCAAGTGGCGCCAGTTTAACATAAATATACAAAAGGGGTGAGGAATGCCTTACAATATTAACAAATACAATCAAGATTTAGCAGCTACCGTAGAAGACGGTACCGTAGACAGCAGTTTAGATATTAAACTTGTTGGTAAAAACTACGCTGGTTACGGGGAAATTCAGAACGAAAACTTTGTTTTCTTGCTGGAAAACTTTGCAGGAGAAAATCCTCCTCCTAAGAAAATTACTGGTCAAATATGGTTTGATGCTACTTCTAGTAAGTTAAAATTCTTTGACGGAACACAATTTCGTACAACTGGCGGCGCTGAAATAGGGGTTGCTGAACCAACTGGTTTAACTACTGGTGATTTCTGGTTTAACACAAATACTAATCAATTGTTTGCTTGGAACGAAGCCGATGACCAATTTTCATTAATTGGACCGCAAGCAGTAGCAGATGCAGACACTACTCAATTAAGATCACGTAGTGTTACAGATACTACTGATGGATTACATGCCATCATTGAAGCAGTCGTAGATGGTGCAACTGTTTATATTATTTCTCCTACTGAATTTACCCTTAAAAATTCTGTAAATGCAATTGCTGGGTTTAGCGTGATTAAGAAAGGCCTAACTTTAATTAACACCCCAAACGTAACTGCCGGTGCTGACGCCCGCGGTGTTACTGGATCTGATTATAGATTCTGGGGAACAGCTTCTAACTCAGAAAGATTGGGTGGTGTAGCAGCTTCAAGTTTTGTAAGAAATGATGTTTCTACACTACCGTCAGTTGCCATTAGATTTAGTGATTTAGGCTATACTGTTGGTAACGATGATGATATTGCGGTTTACATTGAAGGCACTACTCCAGTATTTGAAAATCAATTAAGCAGTACAATTGAATTTAGAACTACCTCTGGCGCAACATACACCCCTATGAAATTAGTTGGACCTAACGTATTACCTGGTACAGATAATACGTCAGACATTGGATCATCAACTTCAAGATTTTCCTCAGTATATGCAGTATCGTTTGAAGGTACTGCTACTACAGCAGATGCAGTTAATGTTGCAGGCAATGCTAGAGCAGCGTCAACATCAGACACTGGCAATACCATTGCGGCAAGAACAGTAGACGGTGATTTAGCGGCAAGATTATTTATTGGAACAGCTACTGAGGCATACTATGCTGACTTGGCAGAAAAATACTTAGCTGATGCAGAATATGACATTGGAACTGTAGTGATGATTGGCGGCACTTCAGAAATTACTGCTAGTAAATTAGGTAAACGTGCAATTGGGGCAGTAAGTGCGCATCCAGCATTTTTAATGAACAAGAGTCTTGAGGGTGGTACCACTGTTGCTCTTAAAGGCCGAGTTCCAGTTAAAGTAATTGGAGCCATTAAAAAGGGAGACGAGTTGATTGCTTCTGATAATGGCTGTGCAGTAGTAGCAGCGCCACTCTCAAATGGAGTTTTTGCTGTTGCATTACAATCTAGTGATGACACCGGGGTCAAATTAGTTGAAGCATTAATTTTATAATATAAATATCACAGAATAAAGAGACTTACTTATGCCAATCGGATCACCAGGGATATTCCCAAAAGCAGCTGGAAACATAATTTATGCTGCTGACTTTAATAACATTCAAAGTACAACTGAGTTCTTACTTGGAGCTGGTCTTTCTGATTCTGGTTACGGGCAAGCAGTTGGTAGCGCACAAGTTGCAGCAGATGTTAAAGTAACTGTTAGTCAATGGAATACACTGAGAACTGATTTGCTTAAAATTCGTCAGCATCAAACGGGGTTAAATGAAAGCGTAAGTTTAACTTTGCCTACAACTACTGACTTAATTGATGACACATTTGCTAATCAATATAAAGATTTTGCTTCACTTTGTAGCACAGATCGACTTACGGTTGCACTTACAGAAGCGCCACCAGTTAACTTATATGATCCAACACTTTCTAGAAGAACCAGTCCGTGGAATGGCAAGTTAACTCATACAGTTACAATAACTTTTGCATCTGGTGATGCTGCAAGACATTTCTTTAACGCTGGCGGATCATTTCAATTCTCGGCAACTATTACTGGCTATACAGGCGGAACTAATGACAAAGGTGGTCGTTGGGATCAAATGCTAACAGCAATGGGGACAATTAAATTTGCAGCCCACGGAACTACGTATACTGGTACTGAAGCCGCGGGCGGATATCCAAAAACATCAATTGGTTGGTATGAGTTGACAACTTCAGATCAATATGTTTTTGTTAAACCAACAACTCCTGGGGTTTACCTAGAAAACGAATATAGAATTCTAGTTAAAAAGAATGCAGCTAACAATACTGCTACAGTATTAACGTTTACTATTGAGTTTGATGACGCAGACCTCGGAGATCAACGACCTGGACGTAGACCAGGGCCTGGAGTTGATGAACAAGTTACTGGTACACTAACTAGTATTGTAAAAATTGCAAGAGCCGCATCAGCAAACGTAACAGTTCCTAGTCCCGCATTCACTCAATCCGGAATATAAACCCTTATAGCTCTTGACACGATAATTATAAGATAGTATAATTATTGTTCAGGAGGTCCGTATGGACGACAAGCTATTAAAAGCCTTTGAAATTGCCAATTTTGTAACAACGTTGGCCAATCAAAAAAAGGTAATTTACGAAGAATATCAACAAAATTGCGTTTATTTTTTTAACGGCGCAACATTCAAAGTCACTAGAGAATTAATTAATTTTGTAAAAACTTTAATTGATCTTGAGCATACTGATTCAGTCATTCTTGATGACAATAATCTTCCAGTAGACATCCCCTCACTAACAGAATTTTTAGACAGCATATTGTCAGTGTATGCATCTGCGACAAACAGTTATCAAACCCAATATCAAAAAATCAAAAATAGTAGATCAGTTGAGAGTTTGTTAGATTTATGACACAAGGTGTATTAATATTTGCCTTTAATAATTCTGAAGTTGACTATGTGGAGTTGTCGATATATGCAGCCAAACGGGTAAAACGTTTTTTAAATAAACCAGTTAGTCTAGTAACTGATAGTTCTGAATGGCTATATAAGACTTTCCCCAACGATGTAGATGTATTTGATAAGATCATTGAATCTGTTGACACAACCACGCAAGTTAAAAAATTTTATGATGGCGCTGATAGTTATTCTAACCTAGTATGGAAAAATTCTAACAGAGCAAATTGTTTCTACCTAAGTCCTTATGATGAAACACTAGTAATAG